GCTTTACGCAACGATATTCCGAGGCCGGCGACCAGGTCGCGAAAACCGCGCGGCTGATCGGATTGAGCGTCGAGGCGTTCCAGGAATTGCGCTTTGCCGCCGAGCGGTCGGGCGTTCCGGTGGCGACTTTCGAGCAGTCCATGAAGGCATTCACGAAACGATTGGGCGAAGCGCGCCAGGGAACCGGCGCACTGGTCACGTTCATGGACAAGCTGGACCCGTCGATAAAGAAAAACGTGCTTGCGGCGGACTCAACAGAAGAAGCATTCCGCCGCCTGACGTTCGTTATTTCCGAGATGTCATCCGAGGAAGATCGCGCGGCGCTCGCGTCGGCGGCGTTCAGCCGGGCGGGCCTGGAAATGGTCAACCTGATGTCGGGCGGTGTGGCGGAGGTTGATGCGCTGCGCCAAAAGATCCGCGATCTCGGCGGCGTCATGAGCGGCGAGGCAACGACCGACGCCGAGATCTATCGCGACACGGTGACGAATTTCCAGACCGCGCTCGGCGGCCTGACGAACATGCTCGGCCAAAGGCTGTTGCCGGTGCTGTCGCCGTTCCTGGAACGGCTGACCGAAAGCATGGCCGCGCTGAATGGCAACCGGGATGCGACGGTCGCGCTCGATAGCGCAATGGCGCGCCTGGCCGATCTGCTGGCCGGTGTATCGCTGGCCGGGATCATCGACGGCGTGACGGCGTTCGCAACGGCAATTTCCGACGCGGTGAATTTTGTCGGCGGATGGGAAAACGCGCTGATCGGCGTGGTGGTGGTGATGAACGGTCCGTTGATCCTGGCGCTGACATCGGTTGCCGGCATGATCGCGAAAATCGGCGTGCTGCTGCTGGCGAATCCGATCGGCATCTGGGCCGCGGCGATCGCGGCCGCGGCGTTCGTGGTCTATGACAATTGGGGCAATATCGGCGCGTTTTTCGAGAAAAAGCTGGACCGGGTGCATGGCGCCTTTGACCGGGGTTTGATCCCGGGTCTTGAGAAAACGATTCAGGAATTCAACCCGACGCGCCTGTTTATGGACGCGATCGACGGGCTGGCCGCTTACCTGTTCGGCGTCGATCTGTCGGGCGAAATGTCGGCAATGATGGCGTCGATCAACGGCGTGCTGGCCGGGTTTGCCAATGACGCGCTGGCCGCCGGCGTGATGATCGTGCGCAAGATTGTCGAGGGCGTGCAAAGCGCCATCCAGACCGCGGTCGGCGAGTTCACGAAGATGGGCGAGGAAATGATGGACGGGCTGATCGGCGGCCTGGAGGCAAAACTTGAAGATGTCCGGCAAACAATCGTCGGGATCGGCCAGGATGTCGGCGGATGGTTTGCCGACCAATTGGGCATCCGGTCACCGTCCAGGGTTTTCATGGGATACGGCGAGAACGTATCGAAGGGCCTGGCGCTCGGCATTCGCCGTTCAATGCCAGGCGTCGCGGGCGCTGTGGCAGCGCTCGGCGCGGTCACGATGGACTCGCCCGGCGGATCGCAAGGTCCGGTGACAAGTCCGCTGCAGGCCGGCGCGCGCGCCGGCGATGCGAGCGGCCAGGCGATTGTCGAAGTGGTGGTGCGCGCTGAGCCGGGAACGGAAGTGCGCCGCACCGAGGCGCGATCGACCGGTGCCGTGCGCGCCAATGTCGGCCGCGTCGATAATGATCTGACGGGGCCGATGTGATCCCGTGGATTGAAGAATTGCAGCCGGCGTCGTTTCGCGGCGTGGCGTTCAGCGTGTCGACGGCGCGCGCGGCGTTCGGCCGGCGCAATGTGCTGCACGAGTATCCGCTGCGCGATCTGCCATTTGCCGAGGATCTCGGCCGGCGCGCGCGCGCGTTCCGAATTGCCGGATTCGTCATCGGTGACAATGCGAAGGCCGCGCGCGATCGGCTGGTGGCGGCGTGCGAGGCCGAGGGGCCGGGCGCGCTGATCCATCCGTCGCTCGGCGAAATCGACGTTGTCTGCAATCGCCTGGACATCGCGGAAACGGAACAGGGCCGGATTTTCCGGTTTACCCTGGATCTGAGCGAGGCCGGGACCAGGTCGGCGCCGCAATCGTCGGCGGATAGCCGGTCGGGCGTGCTGGATCTGATCGACGCAGAACTTGACGCCGTGGTGGCGGCGATCGATGCCGCTCTGGAGGTTGCAGGATTGCCGGAATACGTGATCGGCGAGGCGGCCGGGTTCGTCGGCCGGTTTGTCGGCGTGGTGCAATCGATCCGTCCGCGGGCGATCGCGGATCGGTTCAATTCGCGCCTGGATGGATTGCTGGCATTGCTTGGGCTGGACACGGTCACGGGCAGGATTTCAACGGATACGGCGGCGGCGGCGATCACGTCCGGCATTGCTGTTGGAACCATATTCGACGTGGTCGATGCGCTTGGCGCCGAGTCCGATCCGGCGGTGATATCGGAGCGCGCGAGCGCGCTGGTCGCGATCGACGCCGGCGACACGCCGGAACCGCAAGCGGCGGCACTGATCGCGCCGCTGCATGGTGCCGTCCAGGCTGCAGGGCTGACCGAGATCGCACGCGCGACCACGTCCGTCGAGTTTGCCAGCCAGGATGCGGCCGAGGATCACCGGGACCAGGTGCGTGATCTCTTTGATGATGGTCTGACCGGCGCGGCGGTGCGCGCTGATGATGTGGCATTCGCGTATCTGGGCCGCCTGTCGGCGGCGGCGCTTGTCGATATTGCCGAGCGCGGCGCAAGCCTGGCGCCAATGATGGATTGGGATGCGCCGCGGCCGCGGCCGTCGCTTTCTGCGGCCTGGGGTCTCTATGGCGATCCGGACCGCGACGGCGAGATGGTGGACCAGTTATCGGCGCGGCATCCGCTGTTTTTGCCGACGGGTGGCAAGGTGCTGGCGCGATGATGGAACTGTTGATTGACGGTGCGCGATATGGCGGCTGGGCGGCGGTGTCAGTGCAACGCGCGGTCGAGCAAGCGGCGTCGGCGTTCTCGCTCGGCGTGACGGAACGCTGGCCGGATGGCGGTGACGCCTGGCGGATCACGCCGGGCGCGGAATGCACGCTGGAGATTGAAGGCGAGACGGTGCTTTCGGGTTTTTCGGATCTGTTCACGGCCGGCCTGGATGGCGGCCGGCGGGATGTCGGTGTGCAGGGTCGGGCAAAAACGGCGGACCTGATCGATTCATCGGCGATCCATCCCGACGGGCAATTCCGTGGCTTGGACGCGGCCGGGATCGCGCGGACATTGTGCGCGCCGTTCGCGATCGACGTGGAATCGGAGATTGACGCCGACGCGATCACGGATCTGCAATTGCAACAGGGCGAAACCTGTCAGGACGTGCTGGAGCGCATGGCGCGTCAGCAGGGTTTCTTGTTTGGCGACACGCCGGCGGGCGCGCTGCGCCTCTATCGGGCGGGCGCGGTGCGTGCGGATGATGCGCTGATCGAAGGCGAGAACATTCTGCGCGCGAATATCGACCTGGACGCATCGGCGGTGCATTCGGAATATCGCGTGAAAGGGCAACAAGCCTGGGTGCCGGGACTGAGCGGCGAGGACGTGGCGGCGCCGACATCCGGGCGCGTCGTTTCCTCGCGACCGATGCGGCATCGGCCGTTGATGCTGACCGCGGAATCGCAATCGCATCCGGCCTGGGCGCAGAAGCGGGCCGCCTGGGAGGCGCGCCGGCGCAGCGCGCGCGCGTTGTCGGTCAGCATGACGGTGCAGGGCTGGCGCCAGTCAACCGGCGCGCTATGGCGGGAAAATTCAATTGTGTATGTGCGCTCGGCCGCGCTCGGCCTGGCGCGTGATCTGCTGATCGCCGAGATCGAATATTCGCTTGGGCCGGATGGCACGCTGACACGGATGCGCCTGACGCACCGCGAGGCATTCGAGCCGGAACCGGACCAGGTGCGCGACCAGGCCGGCGGCAGGAAAGCGCCGCGGGCATCGGAGGCGCGCGCGCGATCGAGCGCAAAGACGGACGCGATCGACTGGACGGATTATTACCAGGAGGCGGCGGGGTGACGGAAAAACTGGCGGGCCTTGCGCGACGGATCGCGATGGCGGCGGCGCGCGGGATCGTGCGCGCCGTCGGCGATGGCACGGATCTGCAAACGATGCGTGTCGGCCTGATGGAAGACGAAGCAAAAGACGGCGTCGAGCGCGTCCAGGAATACGGGTTTACATCGCATCCCTTGCCTGGCGCGGATTGCGTCGCGGTGTTCATCGGCGGCAATCGCGATCATGGCGCGATCGTGGCGACGGACGATCGGCGGCACCGGCCGGGCGGATTGGCGGCCGGCGATGTGATGATCTACGACAACCGCGGGCACCGGGTGCATTTGAGCGCGGACGTGATCGCGATCACGGCGCCGGGACGGGTGACGATCACGGCGCCGATCGTGGAAATTGCCGGCGACGTGTCGATCACCGGCGCGGCGACGCTGGGCGGAAACCTGGTCGCGGACGGCATTAGCCTGAATGATCACGTGCATCCGGAAAATGACAACGGCGGGCCGACCGATCCGCCGGTGGGGTCTTGAGCGCATGACGGATATTCGCACGACCTGGTCGGCGTCCCTGTCGGGCGATTGGCTGCTGGATGGCGACGCGCTGGATTCGTCGCGGGATCTGGAGACGGCGGTGATCCTGTCGCTGTTCACGGATCGCCGGGCGGGGCCGAGCGACGCGCTGCCGGACGGGTCGGGCGATCGCCGCGGATGGTGGGGCGATGCAACGTCGCCGGGGTATCCGATGGGGTCGCGCTTGTGGCTGCTGGCGCGCGAGAAAATAACGCCGGCGCTGCGCCTGCGCGTGATCGACTACGTGCGCGAGGCGCTGGCCTGGATGGTTTCGGACGGCCTCGCCGATCGCGTCACGGTCGATGCGGAATACGCGCCCGGCACGCCGACGCGCCTTGATGTGCGGGTGACGATCGATCGCGCCGGTGTCGAGGTATTCGCGCGGCGGTTTGATCCGTTTTGGCAGGAGATCACGCAATGAGTTTAGACCGTCCAGCGCTGCCGGATCTTGTCGACCGGATCAGGGCCGACCTGATCGCGCGCATTCCCGGTGCGACAGGGATCGCGCGGCAAAGCAATCTCGGCGTTTTGGCGCATGTTCTGGCGGGCCTGACGCATTCTCAATACGGGCATTTGCAATGGCTGGCGCGGCAACTGATCGCGGATACCGCGACCGATGACTGGCTGGAGCGGCACGCGGATATCTACGGCATTCAACGCCGCGCGGCATCGATCGCCGCCGGCATCGCGCGCGCGACCGGGTCGGATGGCGCCGTGATCCCGGCCGGCACGCAACTGCAATCGACCGATGGCGTTCTGTACGAAGTCACGGCGGGCGGCGTGGTCGCGGCCGGCCAGGCCGATCTGGACATCCAGGCGATCGACGCGGGTGTTGCGGGCAATGCCGAGGACGGCGCGACGCTGCGCCTGGCCGTGGCGATATCCGGCGCCGACGCAGATCTGATCGGCCAGGGCGAAATCGCCGGCGGCGCGGATCTTGAAGCGGATGCGGATTTGCGCCTGCGCCTGCTGCTGCGCATCCAGGAGCCGCCGCAAGGCGGGGCGGCAACCGATTACAGTCAATGGGCGCTGCAGGTTCCCGGCGTCTCACGGGTTTGGATCGCGGGCGGCCAGGCGGGGCTTGGCACGGTCACGGTGCGATTCATGATGGACGCCGTCCGATCAGAATTCGACGGCGTGCCGCAAGGGACGGACAGTCCCGCGGCGACCGGCGACCAGGCGCTTGTGGAAGATCACATCGACCAGGTGCGCCCGGTGACGGCCGACGTGCGCGTGGTCGCGCCGGTGCTTGTGCCGGTTGCGATCGAGATCACCGATCTGACGCCGGATACGGCGGAGGTCCGCGCGGCCGTCGAGGAAAGCCTGGCGGCAATGTTCTATCACCTTGCGGCGCCGGGCTGGGCGGTGCCGATCTCGAAAATCTGGGAAGCCGTCTCGATCGCGACGGGCGAGCAAACGCACATTGTCACGGCGCCGGTTGCCGATCAGGCGATGGGCGCCGGCGACCTGGCCGTGCTTGGGGTGGTCACCTATGCTTGATCCCTGCGATCTGACGGCCGAGGACTTCCATCAGGGACTCATGGACCTGCTGCCGGTCGGCTGGGCATGGCCGCGCGATCCGGGGTCCGTGCTGTCCGGTGTCTGGCGCGGGGTTGCCGACGAAGCGGCGCGGGTGCAATCGCGCGCCTGCACATTGCTGGAAGAATCCGACCCGGAAACGGCGGCGGAATTGCTGATGGATTGGGAGCGGGCTTTCGGTCTGCCTGATCCCTGCGATCCTGACGATCAGACCGCGGTCGAGCGTCGGGCGGCGCTGCTGGCAAAGATCCGATCGCTCGGCGGCGCCTCGATCGCCTATTTCGTCGGGCTGGCCGCCGATCGCGGATACGAGATTGAAATCACCGAGCGCCGGCCGTTCATATGCGCGCGGTCGGCCTGCGGATACCAGGCGACGCCGGCCGAGGTCGGATCGCCGTTGATGCGGTTCGTCTGGACGGTGGCGCTGCAAACGGCGCGCCTGCGCTGGTTCCGGACAGGTGGCGGCGGCGGCCAGGTCGGCGTGCAAACGCATCTGACGATCGAGCGCGCCGAAGAAATCGAATGCCTGTTTTCCCGGGTCAAGCCGGCACATACCGAAATCGTTTACGATTATTCTGATGATCTCGATCTGGTCAGCCTGGCCGCAATGACGTTCCGCGCCGACCAGGGCCTGACGCTGGGCGCGGGCGACCGGGTCGAATCCTGGGCGTCAGGCGGATTGCAGAACATCACGCTGACAGGCGGGTCCGACTATATCACCGCGTCGGGCGGCGTGGTCGCGGCGAGCGCTGCCGGGTCCGGATCGCTGCTCTATGACACGATCGCGCCGCTTGATCTGCCTTTGGGGTTCAGTGTCTTTGCCGCGTGCCGCGTGCCGGACGTGGCGGTCAGCGGGTCAAGCAACCGGCTGTTTATGCTCTATGCCGGCGCATCAACGGTGTTCAACGCGATCATGGGTGCTGCGGCCGGCCAGGTCCAGTTGACGACCAACGGCGGCAACGTGACGGCGACCGGGATCGCGGAGGCGGATCTGGAGGCGTTTGCGGTCTGGGGTTTCGTGGTCGACCTGGTCACGGGAACCGCGCGGATCTTGCGCAACGGCGTCACGCTGGCGAGCGGCGCGGTGACATCGGATCTTTCGGGCGTGACGCGATACCGCGTGCTGTTGAATGCGGCGATCGAGGTCCAGGGCGCGCTGGTGTTCGATCGCGGATCGGCTGAAATCGACGCGGCCGCAACGGCACATCTGCAAAACATTTACGGGCTTTAGGAGGATCACGATGGAATTCAGGTACCCATACGACACGGCAACGGGGCTTCCGGGTGATGGAACCGATCCCTGGCAGAACGGCGATCCGCAAGCCGGCATCGACGGATCGATCCCGCCGGCCGAGGCGTTCAACGATCCGCAACGCGAGATCTGCAACGTGGTCGATCACTTCCTGGGTGACGGGTCGGAAGGTTCCGGCCAGGCCGCCGGGGATCTGACGCAACTGCTGCAATCCATCCAGGAGGCGGTTGCCGCCGGTGGCGTGCCGATCGGAACTGAGATTCACTGGACCGGGGACACCGCGCCGGCGCGCTATCTCGCGGAAGATCGCTCGGCGGTCTCACGGGTCACTTATGCTGCGCTCTGGGCGCACGCGCAGGCAAGCGGCATGTATGACGCGACCGGCGTGGATACGGGCATGTTCGGCCCCGGGGATGGCTCGACTACGTTCGATCTTCCCGATGCCCGTGCCGAGTTTCTGCGCGGCTGGGATGATGGGCGCGGCGTTGATGCGGGTCGGGCGCTTGGCTCATCCCAGGCCGACGAGCTGGCCTCGCACGCGCACGACTACGATAACAGTCTGGATGGCGGTCGATTTTATGGCGTGACCAACGAAGAATCGGGCCACGGCGCGACCTTCACATCCGCGACGGCTTCAACGGGCGGCGCAGAAACCAGACCGCGCAACATCGCGCGCTTGATCTGCATTCGCGCGCTTTGACGGACAATTGAAATCCGATGATTGACCAGGCGTGATTGCGTGTCGCGCCTGATCTGCGACGGTCGCCGGGAAACCGCCGGCGCGTGCAAAACTGCAATGAGCACCGGAGATCTCGATGCCTGATATCATATTCGCACCGGTCGAAACCACGCTTAAATTTGTCCAGGGCGACACGGTGCCGCCGATCACGATTCCGCTGGTCGACCAATGCGGCGCCGACCTGGATGCAACGCAATATAACGTGACGTGCGAGACGATCGCGCCGGATGGCACGCGCAATCCGGCAACCGCACAAGCGGCCGCCGCCGCCGTCATGTTCTCGATGACGCCAGCGCAAAGCGCCCTGGTTGTCGAAGGTAGCCAATGGTGTGCCCGGTTGGCGACGCCGAACAATAGCGACGTTCGGACTGTAGGGCGCGGACCTATCAACCTGATTCTGAAATGAGGAAAACCAACATGCGTATGAAGCACTATATCCTGGCGGCGCTGGTTGCGCTTGCCCTGCCGTTCTCGGCGGCCGCAACCGACCTGTCCGATCACGCGGAAAATGCCGCGCTCGCGAACCTGCTCGGTTCGGGAACCTATCACGTCGCGCTGCACACGGGCGATCCCGGCGAACCCTGCACGGCAAGCGAACTGGCCGCGGCCAACGGATACGCGCGCCAGGGCAGCACCTATACCGTGACCGCTTCCGTTGCGGACAATGACGCCGGGCTGTCGTTCGGGCCTGCAACGGCCGACCAGGGCACCGTGTCGCATTTCTCGATCTGGGATGATCCGACGGCGGGAAACTGTATCGCCAAAAGCGCGCTGACAACGTCCCGGGCGTGGCCGTCCGGTACGCTGACGGGTGCCGCTGGCGACTTCAGCGTCACCTTGGATTGATCCATGATCCTTGATCCCGTTACCGTCGGGTCAGGCGTCACGCTGACCGCGTTCGTTGTCGAGGATGGCCTGACGGGCGATCCGAATGCTGTCGGGGGTGACGCCGCCGGCGCGGGATCGGGGATCGGATCTCTAACGCTCGATCAGGCGGCCGCCGGCGGTGGTGGGCGCTGCCGGCGCGCAGTGCGCGCAGATGG